CAGTCGCAGTAGGAGTTAACCCAACAGATGCTGTCGGAGAAGGTGTAAGTGTTGCAGTTGTAGTTACCGTTGGAGTTTGGGTTTGAGTTGGAGTTTGGGTTTGAGTAGATGTTTGAGTTTGAGTTGGAGTTTGGGTTTGAGTAGATGTTTGAGTTTGAGTTGGTGTTTGAGTGTTTGTTGGAGTTTGCGTATTTGTTGGAGTTATTGTTGGTGTTTGAGTCTGAGTTGCAGTGTTTGTCGGTGTTTGAGTCTGAGTTGTAGTATTTGTTGGAGTTACTGTTGGAGTTTGTGTATTTGTTGGTGTAGTCGTTGGGGTTGTACTAATTGAAGTTACTGATGGTGTAGGTGTTGGAGTTGGTGTTGCACATTCAAGAGTTACAACCACACCATTAAACATTTCATTTCTTGTCTGTGCAGAATAATAAATTACGCTATCAACATAAACATTAAATGGCCCCAAAGCATTTGAATTAGACGCTAATCTAACAATATAAGAAGTACAACCTGTAACCGTTAATTGTTGTTCGATTTCAGTTGCACATCCTGGGGCGTTATTTGTTACTAATATAGAATATGTGGACATCCGATGTTTTTATTTAATAAATACCACAACAATACTATTTCAGTAAAACTTATTTAAAATAATGGAAAGTTTATGCAAGAGTAAAAGTACAATTTGAATCTTGGATATTAATATTAACAACACAAGACGCTAATTCGATTGTGATTTGGAACGTACAACCAAAAGTACATTGTAATAATTTAAAAATACTACATCCATTGTTATCCGTTAAGGTTAACATTATTTCAGGAGCAGTATTAAATATTGAAGGTATTGTGTTATTATATTCAACTGTAGGTGGAACGGGTCCTGTATTTATGGTTCCAAGTAAAGTTTGATAATTACCATATACATCTGATATGTAAACATCAATTGGGAATGTACCTCCCGATATTTCCGTTATCCTTACCTGTATCATGTTAAACAAATTGTATCATAAACGATTATCAATTCAATAATAATTTCTTGACCATCCAAACTATTATTTGTTGTACTTGTTTCAATTGTTATTTGATTATTGGCGGAATCAACAGTAATAAGACCAATGCCAGGAATTGTTTGTAATAATGCAACCACAGTATCATAATATAAGTTGTCACTTGGAGCATCAATTAAAGAAGTTGAAGTGTAGAAACTTTGGCTTGTTGTCAACCCTAATGGATTTACAGAAACTTTCACACTAAAGTCCGCGGATATTAAATTACAACTTGTATTACCTGAAGTTAAATCATCAAAACCAACATTTAACATTTGTAATAAACCATACTTTGTTTGAGATTGAATATTAAATGTTTGAGAACCCATAACATATGTTTGATATGACACATATGTTGCATCACAAGTAATATCGGTAAATCTTGTAACCGAACAACCATCATCATCAATAATCGTAACACTATATGTACCACCTGTTAATCCTGTAACCGTAATTTCTTGTGGATTACCATAAACATTATCAGACCAATCAAAAGTAAACGGTGGATTTCCTGAAGAAATAAATGTGGTAATACTACCATTTGAACCTGTACCACAAGAAGTGTTATATAAACTATAATCTAATTGTGAACTTGACGCAACATAAACTTGAGTAGTTTGAGTACATCCCGTGTTATCTGTAACTGTAATAGTGTGTTGTCCCGTTGAAACATTATTAAATGTTACGGCAGATTGTGCACTATTATTAATATTAACTAAACCATCCAATGAATAATCATATGGAGCCTCACCACCATCAGTTTTAGTTACCGTAATATACCCATTACTTTGATTACAAGTTGTTCCTGTAGTTTCAGTTGAAATGGTAAATGTGTTAGTAGAATATAATGTAACTTCGTCCATAAAATAACACCCTGAGGCATCTTGAACGGAAACAGTATAAGTTCCCGAATATAAATTAGGGAAAAGTTGGTTTGTTTGATTGTTGGCAATATTCAATACATTCCCATCAGGATATATTAAACCATATATGTATGGTGAAGTTCCCCCATTAACCGCAACCGTAATTGAACCACCATTACCAGAACACGTAGAACCCTGAGTACTAATATTCACCGAAGTAATACCGTTTGGTGACGTTAATGTTGTTCCCGCAACAAATGTACATAACGCAGCATCTGTAACTTGGATACTATAAACACCTGGTGATAAACCAGATAATGACCATGTTGTACCATATTGTACCGAAATGTCACCTGTCGAAGCCGAATAATAATACGGAGCAGTACCTCCTGTAATTTGAATAGTTAAAACTCCGTCTGCTGAAAAACATGTCGGTTGTGTTGCAGTGAATGTACCAAGTCCAACAGGTGAAACATTAGTCACCGTGGCGCTTTTAGTTGTCACACATCCATAAAAATCTGTGACATCAACAGAATAAATTCCAGCAGTTAAACCCGTAACCGTAGAGCCAGTCGCACTTGTGTTCCAAAGATATGTATATGGTGGTGTACCCGTTAAACCTGTAATCATGATTTTACCCATAGCAGTACCACCACAAGATGAATTAGGTACAACATACAAACCATAATCTAAGGTATCCGAATCTTCAACAATAAAACTTGGTGATTGACCTGTACATCCACCCAAGTCAATAACTGTCATATAATATGTTCCAGCGGTTAAACCATTAAAAACAAATGTAGATTGATTTGTTATTGCTGATTGTGAAAAGGTACCATCACCACTATATAATAAAAAACTTGTAGATGAATAATCCGATGTTGAAGTTCCTGTTACAGAACCGTTGTTAAAGGAACATGTTGTCCCCATAACCCCAAGAATACTTGCACACACCCCACTCGATATTGGGATGTTAATATAGAATTCATTATTTGTTGGTATTGTACTATCGTTAACTCTAACAGAATAGGTTGTAGCACTTAAACCTGTTTTTACTGCAGGTTGTGTGGTAATAATATTAGGAGATAATACAGGACTTAACCATTGTACCGTATACGGTGGAGTACCACCATTCAGACTCAAACTAATTGACCCTGAATTTGTATTTGAACAATCCCCTGTTACCGTTATATTATAATTAAAATTTGACATTAACTAGTGCAATTTATATTAATATTTATCCCAACATTTAAAACTACCGTTTCTTGTAAATTTTGAGAGACACAACCTAAATTAGTTATGGTTAATTTATTACCATTTAAGAAATATGTGTAGCCATAATCATATAAAGTTGGTAGATAATCTATTAAAGCATTTCTCCATTGTGAATCTGTTGGTACATCAGTATATCCATAACCATTATAGAAACTATCTTGAATTAATATTTCATTATTAATTCTTAAATCAACATACCATTCCGTTAAAACCGAATTTTGACTACATTGATTTAATGTTAATCCACTTGATGACAACATGTTATTAATTCTATTAGATAAAATACTATTAAAATTAGAAACATTAATATCACCATTTAACCACGGGTAGATATAAAAATCAACATACTCTGTTGTACATGTGTAATCAAAAATACTTGATATGATATAACATGGGTCAACAGGAACTGGTATAAACTGACAACCTCTTTGTCTTCTATAAACAAATTTTTGTTTGTGGAAGATTGAATTCTCTAATCTAACCCCTCCATTCCAAATGGTTGTTGCGGGAACCATCTGTTCCACTAACTTAGTCCAATAAGGACCTATACCGTTCACGTAATCAATTAACTTTTGATAAGTGTACTTGTTGTTAGGTAACCCGACAGTTTGTTCTGATTCGATGTATTTCCACCAAATAGATTGTAGTGTAGGATAACCACCTGTCTTACCATCAGAGATGTATTGTCTGTTTCGAGTGTTAATCATATTCTGCCAAAAAGTTTGAGAAAATTCAAAGAACGTTTTTTTCTTAGGTTTTGGGTCAATATAAGTCCAATCAACCCCACCTGGCACAGGGTAACCAACCGTTAGCCCTGACTCAGGTATCGGATAATCATATCTTCTTGATTGGTCCCACACATCATAAACAAGACCTTGGGCAGGATTTAAGAATATATCTACATTCTTAACATTTAATACTAATTTTTCATTATCAACAAAGTAGTAGGCATTGTAATCTCCTTGAGTCGAAACTCTAACTTTATCATCATCCGACAACCAAGATTTATTATTATCGACAATTTTTTGAAGTTTAAATCCTTCATTCATATACGGAAAATCTCTAAACCTATTTAAATAGGTCTGTCCATATGTGAATGGTTGTAATTGTGTTTGAATGTTAAAGTTCTGTCCTGTAAAAACATTACCTGTTAAAGTAACTGCATCGGGACTTCTATGTGATGGTGTAGTTTCGTACCAACCCGCACCAATTTGGAAGAAGTAAGTTTCCGTATTAACAGGAGCATTTGGATAACCTTCAAAATCCATAGGGTAAGCTGCCAATGTAATATTGGTATCGGTGTATGTTGCGTTTGTGGTAAAGGCAGTATACAAATTACCGTATATACTATAAGTTTGTCCTTGAGCATACGTTGGTGTTTGTTGAACATAAGTTCCACCTGATATTTGAGCCCATTGATAATAAAATTGGTCAAGATTAATTTTTTGGTCTGCCAAATAAATGTGTTCATTATATTCAATTAATGAATCTGGTGCACCAATCAATCTTAATAAAAATTCAATAGACCTTCTTGTACCTTTTGATTTAAAAAGATAAGAAGCATTAAGAATTAAGTTTCTATAATAAGCATAGTTTAATTCTGTTGGCGTTAAAGCTCTGGCATAACCAGGATATGTTGGTGTTGCGGTATTACCAAAAACAGACGATAAGAAATCTTCATTTGTAATCGGTGAGAAATTAGATGACCATCCAAGTGTTGAGGATAAGTTAACCAACAATTGTGATGGTATGTCATTTGATGGGTTATAGTTCACGGAATTCATGTAAGCCAACCCTTCAACGAATTGTTTTATTTGGTCAAAACTTCTACCATAAATTTGGAATATCTTTTCAACTTTTCTACCCAAAGTATCAAATTCTTTTAATGAATCTGAAACCAAAAATCTTGAAATCAAATTGGTTTTAAATGAATCTAAGTTAACCGCAATTGCTTGGATTTGTTCCAAATAAGAATCAAATAAAAATGAACGAATATCCAAATTCCAAGGTCCGTCTTTTGGCCAAGTAACTTGTTGGTAATCGGTATATGTTTGACCAAACTCATTTTGTTGTGGTACTTGAAATACCGCAGTATATTCAGGTCTAACCAATCTATTAACTAAGAATTTTTCAACCTCATCAAAACTTTCTTGGAATACCTTATCAACAATATAATCATTTGGTCTAACTTGAAATTCTTGTTGTAGTGTTGTTGCTGTTGTACCAAATGGTGCACCTGAAACATAAAATGTTAGGTTCCCTGATGATAATGTATCTGATGGAACAAATGCTAAAATTTTATAAATGTTATCGTCAATACTAATACAATAATCTAAATAAGTTTCATTGATATTTCTATATGCTGAAACATCTAATTCTCTAAGAGTTAAGTTAGTTGAGGCGCTAACCGAATAATCAATATCAAATGGATTACGAATCCTATCTACATTTACTTTAAAATAAGTTTCATCGGCTTGAACATCATAAACAATGTCATAGGCGGTATCACCTGTGATATAATCACCATTACTAAATTGGACATCTAATGACCCTGGAAAATAATTAATAATTCGAGTAATCGAGACCCTAAATCTTTCAGATAGAGAACCATACATTGAAAAGTTAAGAACCTGAGTAATATCAAAGTTTGGATAAACTCTAAATTGGGTTGCTAATATTCTTCGACTCTCTTCAACACTATCAATATTCATCATATCCAAAGTCATTGGTTCTGAGAACGCTCCGACATTGAATGTGCGATTAACTTTTTCTGTTACTCCTGTTGTAAACTCAAAATTACCTTGCGTAAGTCCTCCCCCCTCGACAGTTTGTAATCCTACAATGTTGTCAGAGAAAGTACCCGCACCACTACCTGGCCTTGGTGGATAAAAGTATTTAGTATTTGTTGTGTTTACCGCCATTAACTAGTTATGTTTGTAAAGTTTTTACTGAAATCAATATTATTACCTCTACTTTGTCTAACCTCATATAACAACGCATTAAATTGGTCTCTAATTTCATATAAGTTGTATTGTCTATATATGTTATTTTGAGTGTCATAGATTGTGTAAATACCATCATCAATTGATTTGGTTTGATTACCATAAAGAGCAATTGCAAGAGATGATATGTCGTATTCAACCATTTCAACTTCCAAAGTAATCGGATTGAAATATGTGTTTGAAATTATAATGTTTTGATTTGGTTGTCCAATGAACGGTGTTGCATTTGGATTGTTGGTTGGTGATGAAGATGGAGATAATGTTAGGAAAATCAAATTTGAATTCCCTTCAACATATCTATATCTAATAGTTTTTTGTGTTGTGTTTGTTTCGTTTGTCACAACAGGTTCACAAAAGAACGATGAGGTAACAACTCTAAAGAAATTTGGTATCTTTGACCCATCAGCGTTTAAGTATTCAATTCTAAACCCAACCAATCCTTGTGGAACAAATTTGTTTTGGTATTGTGTTGGAACATTTGTTACATCAACAATAATTCCTTTTACGTTTGGCAAAGCATTTAACACACCACAATCAGTAATCTTTGTTCTGATTTGCGCTGGTCTTATATATAATGTGTAAATTCCAAGAGCGTTGAACTGCTCAGCTGGTAGTGTTAAGTTATATAACCCACCTAAAACTTCAACACCTGCGTTTCCACCTGTTTCACTATTGTTAAAGTAAGGTTTAAGAATTGTTTGTGCGTCAAGTTGTGTTAGAATAAAATTATCCGTAACATCCCTTGATGGAGTGTAATTCATTATTATCTGTACGTCCTCAGGTGAAACATCTGAAGGTCTAATTGTGCCGTATGAACCGATTGCCATATCTTATTTTATCTTATAAATAGTTTAGTTCTTTTTTTCAACGTTAAAAAATCCATATCCGTAGTTAATCATGTCACCTAAATTATCAACCTCCCCCATTCTTTGAATTCTTTCGTATGCAGAATTCTTTCCTCTCTCAACAAAAACATTTGTTTGTATCTGTGGTTGGTCAATAACCTTAAGTAAAACCTCTTCTTTCGTTATTGGTCTTTGCGTTAAATTATTATCTGTAAATCCTGATGATTGTTCAAAAAATATTGTTGTCCCATCTATGTAATCATAGTAATCAACCAAATTAATTGTATATGCTGTGAATGTTGTTGCCGTATTAGTTATTGCCCCCCATATCTGACCATTCTTAATAACAGGAACTCCAACTTGGAATTTGTAAGGACCATACATTGACAACTCATTAAGTTTTGATTTCGTTAATCCTGAAACCGTATATGGAACCGTCGTGAAATTATTTGAGGTTTGAGCAGAAACAACATTGACCGCATCACCCGAAAATATGTAGTTATAACTGATTGGGGTTTCAAACCAATTACCACCTGCGGGAATAAAAAATGCCTCCCCATTTGGATTATTAATAACCACATTTGAATATGGTGTTGTGATTGTTTTTGAAACTCTCGTAACCCCCCAAGGATTTGTTTGTTCTAATGTAATGATATATTGAGAGTTTGCCATCGGATAAGTATGACTTATTGAATTGGGCACATATGATGTAATTGATTGGATTGGTGTTCCGTCTCCCCAATTTATTTTATATGCAGACAAATCAAGGAATTTTTGGAACTCACTTGATGTGTTATACACATTATAAACATATGGGTCAGCGGTAGTCGATGAAAATATGAAATTGGCAACCACATCCTTTTGTAAAACAGCTCCATCAAATGGACTATAATATCCAAAATCAACCGCAGTTTGTCTAAACAAAATTGGAACTGTTAACCCCGATAATAACGAACCTCCATTAAGTCCTCCCGTTAAAACTTGAGTCATACCCGAATAAACACCAGTTGTTTCACCAGAATAACCCGAATTAACATCCTGTCCTTGCATGTTAACCGTAAAGATATCTCCCTTAATTGTTTCAGGGGAAATTATAATATTATAAAAATCTTCCATTATGGATTAACATATTCATACCATTTTATGGGTATTGCCGTACCCGCTCTTTGACCATCATTTAAATATAATGTTTGGTTTGGATTCATACTGAATACCTGATAGTCATGTTTTTCATAGTCCAACTCAACTCGATAATAAAAATATTTTGTGTTATCAAACGAGTATTTGTTTCCCGATAATGATGATTGTGGCATATTTATCATCTTAACAAAATATCCTTTCTTTGCATCATAGAATTTTGCACTCATGAAGAAGGTACTAATGTCCAAGAATGTTCGTTTCTTTAACCAATAAATGAAAAACCCTTCTTTATCCCCAACATAATCCAAAACAAAATATGGTTGTTTAATACTAACAGGAGTCGTCTGCATCAAAGCATCCATCTTTAATCCTTGTTGGGTTGGGATAATAATTGTCACATAGTTTTTTTGTCTTTTATTATCGACAGTATCGTATAAGTCCAATTTAAAAAATGAATTTGTAAAATTGTTTGTATAATAAAAAATCTCTTGAGTTGTAAATCCTTCCATCAAATAATCGGACCTCCAATTGGCACTATCGTCTAATGACCCACCCGAATAAAAATTAAACTCGTATTTGATGTCAGTTGCGTCAGTTGTACCTGTTTGTGGCGCATGTGCAAATCGAGTAACCTCAAAGTCCCTACCAACACCAATAACCTCAGTAATGATTTCAGATTCATACTCATCAATACTTTGGTCCAATCCAGTATAATCCCAAGTCAATTGAATTGGGATTGTAAGTTGTCTGTCGACAAAACCGTCTTTACGAATTGTTAATTTATTCACACTCATCAAATAATGGTTTTATTGGGTATTGAACTCCAAGTGTATTATAGTTTATTCCTTCAGGAACTAATCTGAAAATTGATTCTTTAAAAGGATATTGAGCGCTATTCAAAAACGGATAGTTAACACCTCTTTCAAGATTATCCTTAAACCCATAAGTATATAGGTCTCTCCATCTAAACGATTGGTCGGATGAAGAATAAAAAGAATAGAAAGGAACATTTTCAACTTGCCCCGCAATCGCAGTTTCAACATAATCAGAAAAAACCCTGATGGTCATCGATGTGTGGGGTTTGTAATAGAATCCAGGAGTATTTGTCGAATATGTGTTAGTAGTTTGAAACACATTTTGATTGTAATTTATTTTTTGATAATATGGTGAAACAACTCTTTCACTTTGAGCATAATCGTTCCACTCACAAAAATCACCATCAACAGTATCTCCTGACATTAAATCTTGGTTATAATAAAATGTTTTAGTAACACCACTAGTTAACGTATAATTATTGGTTTGTATTTTAGTATCAGACGCATTGTTGGTTAACTCCCACCAACTACTTGTTGGCGTTGTTAAATTAAACTCCCAACCTTGTTTTAGTCCAATCCCATTATTTGGTTGGTTAAAATATCCTGTATAACCCTTGTTAATTATTGTTAAGAATAATTCACTAACAGGTCGTTTTTGATTGTCTAAAACCCCACGTAAATTTATATCATAATTAACCGTAACACTATACGAATTACTACTTGTTTTTTGTGAAATCCTTGAGATTTGATTTGGTGTAATTGAACTGTATTCAAATTTCTTTTCTTCACTGAACACATTTTTTTCAAAACCATTTTTGGTCATGACGCAGTCATTGACATTTGTTAAAATCTTATGTTCTCTAATATAATATTTTGACCTTGTTTCTAATAGATTGTCAGGGTCAATAATTCTTTTAAAGGTACCTGTCACACCATTAGCGAAAGTTACTCCCGTATATCCATAGTTATATAGGTTGTATATGTATTCCTCACTACCCAACTGATTGTTCCCCAAAGAATAAACTTGGAACAAATTTGTTTGGTTATAGAAAAATGATAACTCAACATACTCTCCAACGGTTAATCCATGTGGCGCAATACATTGGAATCTAATTACATTACTACCATTTTGAGTTCCATTATTAATTGAAAATGGTATTCCTTCCGAAGCAATCCAATTATACGAACTATTATTTAAATTATAGGATAATATTTTGTCGTAATTATTGTTATACCCATAACTAATATAATAGGTCCAATTATATGTGTAAGCACTTTTGGCCTTGTATGCAACATGTTGGTCATCAATAAATGGTCGATAAAAATCAAACTCATAATATTGAGGATATCCTTTCCAAATACCACTAACCGAAGATTGTTCAGGTTCGACATAATATAAAGTATTCCTAAATGGAACATATTGAGTAGTACCTGTATATGTGTTAGCATATAGGTAATTGATTTTAAATGTTGGTCTGAAAATGCCGCTACCTTGTCTTTCGTCATCATAAACTTGCGCAAGACTAATACTTTGACTTCGGTCATATTCAACCATTTGTTGACTCTGTTGTTCTAAGGAAATACTAATCTCTTGGTCGACAAAAGGTGCTGACTTATATTTCTGACTACTTGGTATAATTGTATACTTATTCACCTACAGAATATTTTGTTTTAAATTTATCCAAAGCGCTATTACCTTTCATAATACCAAAATAAAAATGGAATGGAGCCCCAACTAAGAATCTACTTAATGGTACTCCCGCCATACTATAGGCATACTTACCATTAGAGTCCACATTAAAGATATACGCTCTTTGGTTTAAATCCGTTGTGTTGTTTGACCCTACAAAATATGTTGGTGGGTCAATATTTCTCCTATCTAATGATTGGTAATTATATCCAAAAATACCTGAAAAATCACTAATTGAAGATTGGGTCGTTAACCAATTATTATTTTGTGAGCCAAAAATATTTTGAATTGATTGTTGTTCTAATCCCCATTGATAAAATGGAACATATTGTGATTTTATACCATAAGGATATGTTATTGCATTTGCATTATTTGATGGTCTAAAATCAATAACTCCTGGCGTTAAGAAATCTTTGTTCTGTAAATCAACCGTTGTTGATGAAAAGAAAATACCCATTGTTGGATTATCTAACCCCCCTAAAATAACTACAGGGTCATCACTCGTACCGTAAACACTATAATATTCTGGTGAGAATGGAATTACACCGTATTCAGAGTTAATTGACATGCTTTGAGCCAAGTCACCATCAATCCTTCTTTCAGGTCGAGTAAATAATTGGTTTAATCCATTATTTCCCGCAGTAACAATTTGAGCCAAAAATCCTTCATCGGTAATTCTGGATATCACAAATAAGTTAACCAAGTCAGATGTATCTGAATAACTTGTAGAATTTAAAGTGTTCATGATATATCCTTTTGCTGAAGGGTCAAAAATTATTTCATCATAAAAATCATCTTTAATACCTAAATTGATAATTGTTGTTGGAAACAATAAATTTCTTTTATTAACAGGTCTAGATAAAGGAGCTCCATTTTGGTTAGTATTAGGTCTACCAATGAATCTTTGACTTGTACTCCCCGAAAAATATGGTGAACTTCGATAATAAAAATTATTTGTTTTATCGTCAAAATAAACTAATTCTTTTGCAAAATTTGGTGGTAGTGGTTTATTATTACTATCAAAAAAAGTGTCCACTTGTATTGGAAATGTATATAAAGAACCGTTAACCCAATTATTTGTAAAAGTTTGAGATAGTACTCCACGACATAGTCCATAAAAAAATCTAAATCTGTATCCCCACTCACCAAACGCTAGTAAATCTTTCTGTAAATCTTTAATTGGTTCAACCAAAAATACATAACAACCATTTTCAACTGAGTCACTATTTTGACAATTTGTTGATACTCCGAAGTTAACACTATTACCCGTATAACAATTAAGTCCAACCATTTTCTCACATACACTCAGGGTCTCAACAACATTAACACTTCCAAGTTGACCCTCAATATCGGTTGTGGCTTGAGATGCTCCCGTAGAATACCCATTAGTAGTAATATTTTGACCAAGACTATTATAACGATATACCGTAAATCCAAGATTTTGTTGTAATAATGATGCGTTATTATTCAAATCAGCACTATCAATATAATCTGATGAAGGTAATCTATCACTTCTCATAATATTTTTAGAATAATTTGAAATAGTGAATATACTAGTACCTGTTAATGTTGGGTATAATATAGGACTAAAATACCACTCGTATCCAATAGTAAGATTAGTTGTTGGTAAATAACTCGTGAGAATTGCTCCACCCGATAAATCTTCTGCCAAATCATAAAATTTGTTATCTGAGGTTGAATTGTAATAATCGTTACCCGTGGCAGTTGTGAATCCTCTCTTATTATTTATATTAGGTTCTCTATTACCAAACTGATTAGAAGAATATATGTATGGTGGACTAGTTTGATTGGTATTTGTTGTAGGTGGATTAGGTGAGTAAATTACTCTATTTGATGCAATTCCATCTAACGCTCCGTAATACCCAACATTACTTGTGGTAAATGATGAATATTGAAATCCAGATGTTGTTGAGCCAAGAATTCCTGGAGTATAAAAATATGATTGGAAATAAATATTATCCTGAACATTATGTTGAGCAATTAACGTTGTTGAGGTTGCAGGAACTTTTTGTATTGGAATATTAAGTCTTGTTGATGCGGTAAATGTCCAATTTGGGTCATTTTCATTAGTACCAAATAATGTACCAATACCGTATTTATTTGTAAATAATGGTGAATAAGGGTCAACACCTTTTTGTAATATCAATATTGTTTGTTGTTTAATATCTGGAAACGAATCGACAAAATTACTATCAATTGTATTCTCTAAAGTAAATGGGTCGCTACTATTAGGACTATAATATTGTAGAATACTATTGGTTTGGTCTATAGCTCCACCCCAAAAACCACTAGTTGTTGATGAATTTGGCACATAATATTGTGTAACTCCATTGACTATTGTTGAAGTAATTGTAACTGCGGTTAATACTTGATAATATTCAATATCCGATGGAAATATATATCTTTGACAAGTATCACCACTACTAATTAAATCAAATTCTGCACTACCATCTAAACTTGTAATATTAATACAATTATTATCGGTAATTGTTTGTGTCCCTAATGTTGTAGCACTGTACGCAACCAAAAGTGAATTACAATCATAATAAGTGATAACACCTAAACCAGTAACGTCAACCGTTACATTATTAGCACACACTAATGTGTTGTTACTAGGTATTGTATAATATTGTTGTAAATTTTCTAATTGATTACTTGGATTTGCATAATCAACTGTAAGTTGAAATTGATTAGTTTTTATAGTACCATTAATACCCTTTAGAGTTGTAGCACCATTTGATGTAAGTCCTGTCCATAAATAATTAGAGTCTTTTGATTGATTAGAATTAACAAAAGATAATAAAGTTCCTGGCTCTAAAATTTCGGTTGCCAATACAGCTAAAGTATTATCATAATGATATGTTAAATTTGTATCAGCGGCAAAACTTACTTTGATTCTATTAACATTTTGAAAATATTTATTTCTTGTATTAAAAACATTAATTCTTTCACCGATAGGTAATGAAGTTGAAACAGCAAATCTTCTTGAATTATCCGAGAATGTAATAATATCACTAATAGCGGTTTTAAATACTTGAGGATTTGAGGGTTGACTATTTCTAGTCGCTGTTGCTTGTGAAATTATTAATGCCAATTTTGAGGCGTAGTCGTACTCATAATTAAATGTTTGTTGATAATAATCAATGTAGTGTTCAATATATAGTGATGAATTAGAAACTTGAGTTAAAAGTCCTGGATTTGGCGTGTCTGGATTTGTTTGAGTAATCTCTGTTGGTCCACAATCACAAGCCTGACAATCAGGATATGTAATCATTGGTAATTTAAATGAGAATCTTGTTTTATCACAATTAAAGTTTTTCAAAAACCTTGGGTTAAAAGTATCTTTAACCCAACATAGTAAATCTATTACTAAACCATATAAGTACAATAAAAGGTGGGCAACAATTAATAATATCAAACCAACAATTTGTAATACTTGTAATATAATTGCAAATAGAAAATAAATTAAATCAAAATTTCTAAATCCATCATTTACAGGAAATTTATTAATACTACTCTCACAATCTTGACTATCAATTTCTTTAATACCTATAAATCTACCTCTACCACCATTTTTAAATTCATCAATTAATCCTGAAACAGTATAAACTTTATTAAATTCAAATTGGTAAAATGTGTCATTACAATTTATTGCAGCTTCGGTATTTGTATAACCTGTCCAATCTAATCCAAAATAATATGAACCCGCTAATTTTGAATTTAAGGATGGCGTTGTAACCAAATTTGGGTCTTGAAGTGTGTTTGTCCACCCATACTCTTTAATATTAGGAACTAAAAAATATGGTCTTCTAACTTGTTCTGTTAGTGCGGTAGGTTGTTGCCATTTAATTTTAAATCTATATTTTCCCTTTGTTGGTATACCGATTGATGGGTCATTTGAAATAACTTTTTCACCAAACTCATTTGTTATATAATAATCCAAATTCATTGGTAACTCTGTTAACCAAACTCCATCACCATCAATTATATTACCCGATTGTTCTAACTCATATTCTTCTAATATTGGATTACCTGTGGTATCTTGTTGTATTGTTTGTCGTATTGCAAGTATCTGTCCTGGCCCTGTAGTTAAACTACACAAGTTACCCATATCATCCTTTGGTTTTGCATTTTTTCTAACTCTAAAATTGTCTGGCGTAGAGTATATTGACCCCATATATACCGACGTTGGCTGAATATTAACATTTGCATCATCTCGTAAATCAAAATCAAGTCGATTAATCGCTATATCACAAATATCAGGTTCACCCCAAAGTGGCGAAATTTCTAAACTTTTAACTAAATTAATAATTTGAGGTAATGAATTTATATCGTTTGACGTTCTAAATCTATTCCCCGCAACTTGACCTTCAGTTGCTAACCCCATTCTAATTAAATCTTGAGGTGTTAATGAGAACTCTCCAATATCAGATAAGTCAACATCCATCACAACAGTTTGAAACCCTAAAGGTACCCCCATTATCATGTAATCTCCACTCTCGTTTGTTTTGGCAGTAAACTTATAATATTTGTCGTATATTTCAACGGCAGTTGTTCCTGTTAAGGCATCTAATCTTGATGGTAGTGTACCTGTTGCTGCATGTACAGAATAAGATTTTTCGTAAGGTAATAAATTATATCGGTATCCATCTTCATTTTTATCTGTTGGGGATTTGTATGGGTAAATACTTGATATAACTGGGTTTGATTCGTCAACATTAGTTATTGATATGAATATTGACACTCTAGCATTTGGTATTCCAAATCCATTATTAGCTGTAACTCTACCAACAATAACACCATAATCCGCACAACTCCTGTCATACACATCCTCCTGTTGTATTTTTAAAGATAAAATCTCTAACTGTTCAAACTCTTGGTCTAATTGTACGTTGATTGTTTTGTTAACCCCTAATTCGGTCCTTATTCTATATGATTGACTCATTAATGTCTTTAATTAATAAATAGTTTATGCGGGATTTTTAAAGTGAACCCACACAATTAAATAATAATCTAAAGAAAAAATAAATAAACTTGTTAAGAGAAAGTAATTGATTGGAAGTTCTTAACTGAAACTCTGATATCTTTACCTGGATATCTAATCTGATAAACTTGTGATGGTTGTGCAAATATGGTATCATCAATAGGTCCAATAAGTTTTAATGCTGGGTCTGAATATTCCATAGATGTTTCTGCAGATGAATACTGCCCTCCAACTTCATTGAAAACATCTAACGTTGAAACGGTTAATACTCCGTTTGTGTTTTGAATAATACTTCTAAGTTCTGATAGATAAACATTTTCACCTAATTGTCTTGTCTGAGGGTTAAAGTACGTTGATACTTTATCAATAACACTTGAAATAACTTGTCCTGAATTTTGAGCAGAATCTAAAACAATTGCAACATCTACACTCAAGTCAATAACCTCAGCACTAAATATTGAAATGTAATCATTCATCATTCGGTAATTTGATAAATAATTTGCAACATTTTGTCTCAAAGTATTTGAAACAATATTGGTTAATTTACCTGATGTATCATAAGATAACATTTGAATTAATATCTTATTATCATTTTCAGTAATGGATACTTTTGCAGGTGCTCCAAACTGAGCTGGCATGTTTCTAATAATTGATTCGTAATCCTGTACCGTAACAGCTCTTTTTTGTGCTGAGAAGTTAAACGATACATAGTTTCTAATTTCTTCTAATGAAGGAATTCCTGCACCACCAACCGCCGCAGTTACGTTAACACATCTTAATGAATTAATCACCGCTGAGTTTGTTGTTTCAGATGGTCCATTAACAAAGAATGAAACCGTACCAATTTGATTAATTACATTAGTACCTAAATTACTTCCTAATCCACCACCAACTCTATATTGTATAAACAATGTTGAATTTGGCGTTAATGTCGCTCCTAATGAGAAATTGTTAGAATATTTTTGAAGGTCTAACGTTGTACCTAAAGTTGTAAATTGGTTCAATTGGTCTTGAGCAGTATTGGTACCACCACCAAATGTCATTTTCTTAAATCCTTCAGGAGTGTATTCAGTAATAAATCTGGTTTGTGTTTGAATGTATCGTCCTACTTTAATACCAGGTTGGTCAGAAACTTTTGTTGGGTCTTCAATAAAAACTCGGTCTTCAGCCAAGGCATCAACTTCATACCATCTATTGTCCACACCTAAGAACTCCGCAGTTGTTGGTGTATTTGTATATTGGGTACCGTTCTTTAATAATACACTTGTAATTCCTAACACGTTTTTTTCAGGTAAAAACAATTCAAAGAATGGTTTAACATCATTTGCACCAATAACTCGTTTGAATACTTTAGTCACACCATTCACAACAACTTCTCGTTTTGTGATTGTATAATTCACTAATACATTATTAGCATTAAAGTTTGGTATCTTTAATCTGTTTGGAGCCCCTTGGGAATTGTATGGTGATGCAAAATCAATATCGTAAACATTTTCAAAAACAACTCCAGCACCAACAACTTGTGAACCCCTTAATAGTGTTCCAAGATATCTTTCATCTTCTTTATCACCAAAAGCGGGAACCGTAATTGAGAAGTCAACCAACGCAACCGATGGTCTTTGACCTGGTAATTTTAACCCATAAGTTCTGGCGATATTATAAATTGACGACCTTTGTTGTGCATATTGTAATACAGTTTCCTGAATACTCCTATCGATATTGTAATGTAAGTTATCGGCAATCGCAGCGTTTAAGTCAATAAATACGGAGAATACCGAAGCGTCATTAAAGTCTTGAATTAAGTCAGGATAGTAAGTTTTCGCATAATTTAAAAGTTCTGTCCTGATTGACTGATAATCTCTAGTTGCGTAGGATATTTTATTATTTGCCATTTCTATTAAATATTGATAATAACAAAATCACTCTGAGCATATGTTGAGCCGTTTGTGGAGTAATCTAATCTTATTTTTGCGGTGTATTCTGCGGTTCCCTTGCCAGGAAATCTATAAATTGAAGATTCACTTGTTCCTGCAAAGTTTTGTCCTGTTGCGATATCTACCTCTTCTTGTACGTCAGCTGGTGTAATACTCAAACTATTAACCAAAAGGTTTGGCATAAAATTCTCAATCGCATCTCTAATGTCAGACTCAATCGCGGTAAATGTAATACCATCGAATGGTTCAAAAAGAAATTCATATAATCTTGTACCAAATTCAGGTAAAAAGTATCTTGACCCTTTTCTCGTTAATAACAAATGTATTAGGTCAGCCTTAATTTCTTGTGACTCTAATTCAGTAAGCTCTAAGTAATTTCCCTTTCTCGAATCACGAAAAGGAAAATTAATACCATAAGTAAAACCATTTGCCATAACAATAAATATAATGCTATCTATTTTTCTTTAAATAGATTAAAAATGAAAAATCCCGATTGTGTCGGGATTTTCAAATTAGGAACTACATCCAAAACATTCAAAAGGACTATCCTCAGGTTTTGTTGTTAATTCAGTTATTTCAACTTTTGGTATTTCAACTTTAACCTTAGGTTGTGATATCTTTGAAACATCAACCGCTAAGTGTTTCGCTCCTGTTGAAATCGCTTTAGTTCTAACGTAATAACATAAAGTTTTCAATCCTTTTTCCCATGAGTGAAAATGTGATGAGGTAATCTTAGACAATGTTGGGTTAGCCATATAGATGTTCATTGATTGTGATTGGTCGATAAATGGTGCTCTATCTGCCGCCATGTTAATCAATTCTCTTTGTGAAATCTCCCAAATTGTTTTGTACTTACTAATCAAGTGTTCAATACGTTTAACTTTCTTGGTATAGTTTTTATCCTCAGTATCAAGGTGATTATTGAAGTTAATATTTTGAACTGAACCTTCATTTATAATGATTTCGTTTTTCAATTCTTCACTCCAAATACCAATCTTTTCAAAATCATTAATCAAGTACTTGTTCACAATCATAATTTCACCACCAACAACTCTTCTGTTAAATAACGCTGAGTGAGCTGGTTCCGTCATTTCAAATGAACCTGTAATCTTAGCTGAAGATGCCACAGGCATCTGAGCCGTGAATAATGAATTACACACTCCATGATTAGAAACTTCTAATTTAAGACTATCCCAATCCCATAAACCACCTAATCCTTCATAATCTAATCCCCACATATCAAATTGGAATATTCCTTTTGACATTGGTGAACCTTCAAAGTGTGCGTATGGTTTGTGTTGACCTGTCTTACATAACTCCATACTCTCAGTAATTGCTGCGAAGTAGATAGTTTCAAAAATCATTTTATTTAATTTCTTAGCTTCTTCAGATGTGAAAATATAATCCATTAAATAGAATACGTCAGCCAATCCTTGTGTTCCAATTGCAATTGCTCTTTGGTCTAATCCACCTTTTCTACCTTTTTCAGTTGAATAACTATTGATGTCGATAACTTTGTTAAGAGCTCTAACAACTTTTCTTACTTCACTATAAAGTAAGTTAAAATCAAACTCACCTTTTTCAATAAAGTTTTTCAATACCATTGAAGATAATGTACAGATTGCTGTAGTCTTCTCGTCAGTATATTGGTAAATCTCATTACAAAGGTTCGATTGTTTAATCACACCAATGTTTTGGTGGTTTGTTTTCTTGTTAGCATTATCTTTAGAACATAAGTAAGGAACACCAGTTTCAACTTGTGATTCAATAATCTTAGTCCAAACATCTTGAGCCTTAACTTTTTTACCAAGACCTAAGTAAACTGCTTTGTTGTAGTTTGCTTCGTACTCATCACCATAACATTCTTGAAGTGGTTTAATACCCGCCTTAAGAATATCGTTAGGACAGAACAAATACCAATCAGTACTTTCCTTTACCGCTCTCATGAAGTTGTCAGGAAGCCAAAGAGCTGTAAACAAATCTCTTGCTCTTAATTCTTCAGCACCTGTGTTCTTCTTGATATCTAACAAGTCCATAACATCTTTGTGCCATGGTTCGATGTAGATAGCAGCACTACCAGGTCTTCTTCCTTGTTGGTTAAAGAATCTTAATGACTCGTTAACAATTTTCAAATACTTCAACAATCCACCCGCAAATCCACCTGATGAATTGATACGACTTTCTTTACTTCTGATGTTAGACATTGATAAACCAATACCCGCTGCGTCTGAAGAATAAGTTGAGATATCATTCAAGGTTTCTAATAAACCATTACGTGAATCTGAGTTGTTATAATGTAATACACACGATGCTAATTGAGGAACTTTGGTTCCTGAATTAATAATGATTGGTGTTGCTGGTGAGATAAGTTGATTAGATAATGAATGGTAATATTCAACCGCTTCTTCAAATGAGTTTGTTACCCATAGAGCAACTCTCATATACATGTGTTGTGGTCTTTCAACTACTTTACCTTGTGGTGTCTTTAACAAGTACATCTCTTGTAATGAACGCCAAGCAAAGTAATCAAAGTTATAATCATTCTCGTGATTAATAATTTCATCAATTTTGTCGTGACCATATTCATCCATAGTTTGAATTAACTTGTCGTTAATAACACCACTCTCATGTAACTCTTTAATTGTCTCACAAAAACTTTCATTAGTTTCTTTGTGGTACGCAGAAATTGCAACCGATGAAGCTAATCTTGAATAGTCATGGTGACTACCAGTATAAGCTGCAGCGATTTCATAAACCAACTTATCCAACTCTTTAGTTGTAATAATCCCTTCAGTTGGTACCGATGTGATAACCTTGATGAATATTTCATCAGAGTTAACGTTTAATCCTTTAGCGGCACGTTTAACTCGATTATAGATTTTTTGAGGATTGAATGATGCGTCCTCGCCGTTTCTTTTTTTAATTTTTAATGACATCATATTGTTTTATAATTAGAAATCTTCCTCGAAAGAAATGGTTTCATTTAATTTTGCTTTTTGATACTCAACAGTTCTTGACTCAAAGAAATTTCCTTTTGTCTCAACCGCAATTTGTTCCATGAATTTGAATGGTTGTTCAACATTGAACTCTTTTTTACATCCCAACTTAACTAATAACCCATCAACAACAAACTCAAGATATTGTTTCATCAAGTTTGAATTCATACCAATTAAAGATACTGGTAATGATTCAGTAATAAATTCTTTTTCAATCTCTAATGCTGATAATAAAATCTCTCTAATTTTTTTCTCACTTGGTTTGTTTTCAATGTGATTGTTCAATAAGTGAATTGCAAAGTCACAATGTAAGTTCTCATCTTTAAAGATTAAAGAATTAGCGTTACATAAACCTTGCATAATACCTCTTGATTTTAACCAAAAAATTGAACAGAATGAACCTGAAAAGAAAATACCTTCAACCGCAGCAAACGCAACTAATCTTTCTTGGAAAGATGATTTGTCAATCCAATCAAAAGCCCATTTAGCTTTCTTTTGAACTGCAGGTAAATTGTCCAAAGCGGTGAAACATAAATTCTTTTCTTCTTCATTTGAAATGTATGTGTCAATAAGAAGTGAATACATCAAACTATGAATATTCTCCATCATAAGTTGGAACCCGTAGAAGAATTTTGCTTCAGGGTATTGTACCTCACGATAAAAGTTTTCCGCCAAGTTTTCATTAACAATACCATCAGAAGCTGCAAAGAACGATAGAATGTTCTTAACAAAATATTGCTCATTCTCAGAAAGATTATTCCAATCTCTGATGTCATTAGTTAAATCCACTTCTTCAGCCGTCCACAAAGCCGCTTGGTGCATTTTGTAGTATTCCCAGATATCATTGTGCTGGATTGGGAAGATAACAAACCTGTTAGGGTTCTCCATTAATATTTTTTCCATAATTGTTTTTTTTGTTTTTTTTACGATTTTTGTTCTTGTTCTCTTTGTTTTCTTTTTTCCAACAGTTCTTTAACTCTATCTCTTTTTCTTTCTTCTTGTTGTTCCTCGAAACCTAAGAACGTTACAGATGACTCTGTATCGATTTCAAGTAGTTCGTTGTTGAACTTACAGTTCTCAAACACTACCCCATCTTTACCAATACGTGATTTGGTAATAGCGATTGTCGCTAAGTTCATTTCTTTTTGTTGTAAACTTTTAGCCACGGAAATGATAACGTGTCCAACTTGTGCTTTCTTAATAGAACCACCCATTTGGTCGGTGGTAACAACCTCAGAAGATATAGAGCTTCTGTTACCCTGTGTTGCGGTCCATCCAACTAATGATAGTTCGTGACACATTGCCTCGAAACCTCTCATTACTGAACCCTCAGCTTTCCATTCATCTTTACTTGAGCTTTCAGGAACCACACAATCAATATAGTCCAAAAGAACCAAGTCAATCTTTGTCCCATCAGCAATCATTTTTCTGATTTGGTTTTTAATTTGATTCATAGTCATAGAATCTGAAGGAAGTTTTTTCATAATTAACTCGTTCTTCATTGTTTCTTTGATTTCTGTAAGTTTAGCCATAACTTCTTCTTTGTGTTTTACCAAGTTGTCGGGTTCAATACCTGTCCAAAGTGTGAAGTGCTTACGTTGTACAATCTTTGGGTTGTCCTCAAAAAATATTTGAAGGACATTATATCCAAGATTAAACGCAGTGTTCGCAATCTTTGTTAAGATGGTAGTTTTACCAACACCTGTGGGCGCTAAGATAACACCAATTTCTCCTCTTGCCAAACCACCTTTAAGTAATCTGTCAATACCTGGTATTCCTAATGGAATTGGGTGTCTAAAATCCTCGTCAAGTACTGTGTCAAGGTTAGAAAAGACATCAGTTGTACCTGTGTCTTTTTCCCCAACCTGTAATGCTTCACGAACCAAACTCTCAACCTTGTCATAAGATTCAAAGTCTCCTTCGGTAATAATTTTTTGGGCTTTGTCCATCGCCTTTTGTAGTTCTTGTTGTTTACAGAACTTCAATGCTTTTTCTTGAACGAACTGAGTTCCTTCAAATGGAGCGTCTTTTACTTGTTTGATGGTGTCAAGGACAATTTTTGCAACTAATTCTTGTGAAATTTCAGATTTTACAATCTGTTCAAGAGTATCAAAGTTAGGGGTAGATTGGTATTTAGCGTGGTACTCCTTGGTCATTTGCAAGATAATCTTGAAGTATTTGTTATCAAAATAAGAACTCTCAATCACATCCATAATTGATGTTGAAAAGTCTTTATCCACGATAAGTTGGTTTAAAAGTTGTATTTGGAATGTATTCCCTAAGTAATCAAAGTTCTTGTTCATATTGTATTTTGCGTTCGTCTGTTTAATTAAATATTCACTTGTTTAGGTCAAAGTTCATATATTCCAAACTTAATTTTGGTTCGGAAAAAATGTCAGTTAATTCTCTCAAAACGTTTTTCAAAAATGGTCGTACGTCAACGGTATAACGAACTTTTGGTGGGAACACTTTTCCATCAAAATATCTATGACAAATTGTCTGTTCTCCAATTCTGACATAAAGGTTAAATTGCTCACTACCTTCAGTGAACGATGTGTCCATAATAGACGGGTCGGAAACAATGGCATCTCTATTGTCCATCATGTAAATAACAGTTTTCATCTTTAAATTGTACTCAAGTTCATCTTTAAGTCGTTTGATAAAGTCGTATAACTCCAACGAGTTTTTCGCCTTTGGGTTGTACCCACGAACATTAAAGAATCTTTGAACTACGATGTTGTCATTCAATGTCAATAAGAATTCCATTTTGGTGCTGTCTTGTTCTTTCATAATTAATTTTTGTTTGTATTTCTTTTTTCTTTTCTTGTTAATTTCATAAATGGTGTGAGGAAGTTGACCCAAGCGTCATCGTTCTTGGGTAGATACTTAAAGAGACCATCTTCCATCATCATTCTCATTAAGTTTTTATATCCCCTATCTGTGGGGTCTATAGTGTCTGTTAAAATTTGTTCAACTAATTCTTTTCCATCGGCAGTGATTAAAGGGTTTGTAAGGTCGACTATCTTTTTGTTTGTTGTATAAAACTCTTCACCAAGTATAGTTGTTTTTGTTTTACCAGTCAAAAGATTTGTAAATGTTTTCGAGGGTTTGTCTTGCGGGAGATTTCGTGCATAATCCAAGATTTCTTCCATAGTGCATGGTTTCTCCTGCACCTGAGGAAAAAACTTAACTAATGTTTTTTCTCCAAGTCCCTGAATTCCGTCTATATTATCCGATTTGTCTCCCGTGAATATCTTTGTCAACAATACGTTGTAGTGAGGTATATCTACTTTGTTCAGAGATATCATATCTCCGTTTTTAAAGTACTGTTTTGTGATAGGTGAATAGATTGTCACATGTTCGGAGATAAGTTGTGTAAGGTCCTTATCTGCAGAAAAAATAATAATCTTCTCGTCTTTAGATATCTTACAATAATAAGCGATGAGGTCATCAGCTTCATTGTCGTGCATCTCGACTTGTCTTACAAATATCTCCTCAAGATATTGTTTGATTCGAGACTTCTGATACAAATACGATTCGTGCTTGTATTCGTTCATATCGTCTTGTCGTCTGTTTGCCTTATACTGTGGGTATATAGATTTTCTGATGGATGAATTTGAATCTCCATCCCAAAACACAACAACTTTATCATGGTTGTGTTCGTCAAGGAATTTGCGGAGTACGCTCACAAAGTGAAATACTCCGCCCACATGAGCTCCGTCGTTAAACACGTCTTTTGCTCCGTGAAATCCTATCTTAAATAAATTATCTCCGTCTACTAATAATGTCTTAATCACATTTGTGATTTAAATTGTGAAACAATAACTCAATCTTCCTTTTCTTCTTTCAGTTCAAAATCAATTGAACTAATCCCAAGAATATCTTTCCAATATTCTGCATATTCTTTCTTGTAGTTTTCAATCGAAACCTTCTCTTCAGCCGCTTCTTTACCTGCCAAGAATCCGTGTGGTGTCACAATAATTTTTCCGTCTTCATAACCCAAGCCATTGATGTGATTTTTCATTACGGATACTTTTGTTCTGATTGCAAACTTAACACTTCTTTTGTCTTTTGTTGCAGTAATCTTGTTTGTTCCCGCACCTTTTTGATTACCGAATAAGAATACCAAAGATGAGTTCAACCAAATAGCTTCACCACCTTTTGCTTTAATCTTTGGTTGACCAAATGGATTGTCGGGTAATTCAACCCAAGGCTGATTAACAATAACCAATGTGTTTTCGTATTTTGAATCCGATTTACGTGAACCTGAAATACGTTGGTTAATACCCATTCCAATCTTATCTGCCAATACAGATGCGTTGTGTTGTTTACCACCTTTACCATCAAAAGTCATTTTACAAGGAACTGAACCAACAGAATCCCACAAGAATAATAAACTATAATCTAATTCACCTTTTTCTTGTGCATCTAACAAACTATTAATGTAGTCAGTAATTTGTTCAATGTAGTTGAAGTTATTGTTAAAGATGTAAAATCCGTCCCAATCAACTTCTCCTGTTTCAGTATCAACCACTTCCTCACATTCAAAACCCATAAGTTTTGCATGTTCAAAAGACCATTTTTGTTCTGTAATAATGAATACAGGTAGAATATTTTTCTTTTGAGCATCAACGGCAGCTTTAACTAACGCAGTTGTTTTTCCTGTGTCAGAGTGACCCAAGAACATATTTAAGTGTCCAATTGCAGGACCTGGTAGTCCAACCGCATCCAAGAAGTCAGGACCTAAGTCAAAAAATCTTTGTGGTTTGTATTTAGCCGAGGTAGAGAATTTTTTCTTTACCGAACTAAAATCGTTCTTTTTAATTGCCATAATGATTTGAGTAAAATTCTTTTAGGGTTACAAGTTTATCTGAAGCGTTTGCAAGTTTTTCGACAAAATTATCCATCTCTTCCAAATGCTGTGGGTGTTCCCCAATTCCCACTGCGTTCTCCATATAAACCATTAATGTTGCCTCTGCTTCAGCAACTTCACTCTCGTATTTTAATACAAGAGATTCGAACATTCTTTTTCCTATTCTGTTTTCCATGTGTTATTTTTTTATAAAAGAAAAGAGCTTGGACACTATGTCTAAGTAAGTGTCCAAGCTCAGTTAAATTAGAATGGTAATTCAGAGTCAACCTCGTCGTTTGCCTGTGGGTCAACGATTGGTGTATTTTTACCACCTATTGATGTAGTTGATTCAACATCATTTAAATATACATATCCACCTTTATCACTATCCCATTTTGGAGTTTCTCCACGAGCGATTGCCTCAAGATAATCAACAGGTTTTTTAGAATATACATCCAACCAAGTCATCTCATCATTAATCCAAGCATCAGCTTGAGCTTTGTCTTCATGAACAGGTGCTGGGTCATCGTACATGATTGTAGAGATACTTGTGTACTCTTTACCTGCAGGTGTTTTAGATTTACTTAATTCGATAACAAGGTCACGTCCTTTTTCAG